GTCGGGAGATGCACAGCCAATGCATCCCCCGGGCAGCTACGTAAACGCAACTACCAGAGAGAGTCCATCGACTCCCGACTGGTGCAGGCGCACCAACCACGCTCAGCTTCTAAACTGAGCGGGCCCACCTGAGCTTTGTGCTGACGGCATCAGGACGTCCAGATCTGGACAAATGATCCCTGTCGGCGAATGGCTCGTCGCCGCGTTTAAGGAACCACTTGAGAAGGGCTCCCTCACCAGAGACCACGGATGGCCTTGGTTTGGAAGACACGACATACCCTTTAACCTGAGGGACATGCGTGTTGGGATCAAGCCTCTGGGTATCATAACCCAGAAAGCTGACCCTTCCCAAAACAGGTGAATCTGGTGAAACGTAAGGGTATCGACCCCCCAAAAGGGGCCCGATCCACGAGTCACACCAGAAAGCGCTCTTCCACAGTCCCGCCTCGTAAAGGCGGTTCCTAAAAGAGACGCTGGCAATCACCTTGTCTGAATCTGATCGACTGGAAGGAAGGACCTGACGAACCCTGACAATGGATATGTCAACGCCGTCATAGTACTCCTTTCCACAAGACTCTCGGAACTTTCCCGTTCCGAAGGACTTGCCGAGATTAACCTTGAGCCCAAAAGCTTCAAGGTAATCGGTGACGATCGGCATGCTGTGGACGGGGATAATCAAATCATCCCCATACACACGCACCCTACCAGCGTGAGATCTTATCTCACAACTGGTAAACCGGCGGTTGTGCTCGTCCTCCAGAGCAAGGAATATGATGGTCAGAAAGACCATCGCCTCAACTGGAAAACAGAGAGCAGAACCCATACTCGCGAACTTGGCCAGGCGCAAAACGCCAAAACCAGGTACATCAGCCTTCCGACTTCGAGTGGCGTCAACTGCCTCACCGAGGTGAGGAAAATGACGAAACAGGAGTCGTACATGCTGATTGGAGACACGATCGGAGGCTTCCGAAAGATCAAGAGTCGCAAGACTCCCATCTGCGGAAGACTGACAGGCCAGACTCTGATTAGGGGTCTGGTCAGTGAAACCGATCATACCGGAGAGGGTCTTATCCCTCTCCAGCAACTCCACAAGTCTCTCCATCAAAGCCTGTTGCATGTATTGCATACATGTAGGCTCGATGGCGATTATGCGGGGTGTCTTCAGCGACTTAGGGACTGTGATTACCCTAACGGGTCTCTCAGCCCCGGGTTCAAGGATTTCGACGGCATCGAGGAGATAATTGAATCTCCAGTTGGGCATCGCGTTATCCCCATATGGGAACACGCGTTCCAGCCTCCGGGTCCACTCAACTTGGTCAAACTTCGCGTTACCGCGAAGACGATCAGCGGTGGCACCTGGACCGTGTTTGGGGGTAAGTGTGCCGTTGTAGACATCTCTGTCTACAGAGGCCAAGACGTCCCCAAACAATCGGAGCGACATGTTCGCAAAACGCTCGAGGAGCGCAGCAGACATGTTACGATCACTCCGACGAATATCCTGTTCACACTCGACGAACTTCGATATCGCGCGCCTTTCCCTCGCTTCAGAGCAAGGTAGGGCGATCTTCCCGAACATCAGCGTAAGCTGACGTATCGCGTAGATGGAATCGACACTAGGTTCGTCGAGCAACCGACCGGTATCGCGGTCGAACACGAGGCCAAGGAAACCTCCGAGGAATCGGGGGAAACCGCCTTTCCGCTGGAAACCAGCGAAGAGGTCGTGGCCGACGTAGGACTGGGCAAGACTTTTTTCGAAGTCTCTCCCGAAGTCTGTCAGGCTGATCGTGAGAAACGACAGCCCTTCGTGTTCAACACGACTCGTGACAGTTTTGTAGTCACGAGCGGTGCTCACATAGCACAGGGCCCCCAATTCTTCGGAGACCCTCAACCAGAGCTCTGTCAGGCTTTTCATGGCCACCTCCTTAGAGGCTAACCAGTCCTGCTCATGACATTGCTAGAGGGAACATGAAGAAGATGCCAGAACTCAGTGAAAGCCACGAACAACAGCAGCCAGAGCACGACGGTATACCCGACGAGGATGACAAATCTGAAGTACGGGCCACGCTTAGTTCGAGGCGATCTCCTAGTTCTCTCCACCGAGGAGCTGGGTCATCTTGGCGCCGGAAGAAGCTGACAGCCAGGCAATAAAGCCATCGGTCAGAAGCTTCTGTTCGGCAACGGTGTACCCCTGATTAGGGGGTACATCGACCGTGATGCGAACGGACATCGTAAACTCTGCATTCTGTGCAGAGATAAGCGGGTCGGCAGCGATCTTTCGCTGACGAAGCGCCAACGTGTGTCGGTTCCGCTTCCCATAAGAATGGGAGACGTCCAGCTTAAAGTTTCCGTCCGAGGTCTGGAAAGACCCCGTGCCAAGGCCACTGCTCGTACGAGCACACGCCTGAGCAACTGCATTAACAGTGACGGTCTGTGGATCGGAAAATGCCATGAGAGGAGCTCCAGTACTGGAATGAGAGAAGGCCGACAGGTTGTCAGCTTCTCGTGATGAACACCCTTCAGGTGTTCTTCTTCCCTCGGGTCAAACCGAGGGCAGCGAGGATCGCGAGCTGCCTGGCCGAAAGCGAGACATCGTCGATCCCGAACCCATAGGGATTAGCACGGACTCGTTGCTTCCATTCACTGCCAACCTCTTTGGCGACAGTTCCGGAGTCAATGACTCTTCCACCAGAGGTAACCACGAAGGTGCCTCGGTGGTACTCATGGACACGCATGTGTCGCATGGCATATCCGTACTGCATCACCAAACCGTCGGATCCAAGAGTAGAGATGTTATGGATGACATCTCCAGCATTGGAGAACCAATCGACGGCCCAGGACCACGGCGTCAATTCCCAGAGGACCTCAGGCGTAAGCCTGGTGCCTAATATGTGGTTCGCAAGGCTCTCATACCGTCGAATCCGGTTAACAACGCCGTCATCGACAGGTATATGGTACCGAAAGGCACCTGAGAACCAGAACCTAGTATCCGTCGTTTTAGTGACGGTACTATCCGGACAGAACACGTTCTGGCCGAAACATAGACCAGTGCCTGAAAAGACACTGGACTGCTGGGTAAGAGGCAGTGGAGTATACCTTCTCCTGATCTTTCGATCAGAATCTCTGATGTACTGATCTAACAGCACTTTCGCATTCCTTACGGAATGCGCGAAGGACTGGACGTCATTTATCAGAGGGAGCCACCCGAACTCGATGTTCAGGTACTCATTTCCAGCTCTCCGCGCGCGGTCGACTTGATCGCGCATAGAGGACCCTGGAAGAGAAGGTAATCCGTCCTGCTTCAGCTCACCAAGAGCTGTCGCAAGAGACGAATTCGGGTTGGTAGGCAACACACGTGCAACAGCAGAGGTCCCGAAGGCGTTGAGAGAAGACAAACTCCCAGCGACGGCAGGACCCTGGCCGTACGTGTAGTTGAGCATCTGAGCCATACCAGTCACTCCTCGATTAAGAGCAGTGCTTATGGTAGAGGTCTCAGGATAAGCTTTCCATGTCCTGTGTAAGGACATGTCACCACCAACATCACCATGGGAACCGCGCATCGGTGGCCAAGTTCCACTGTGACAAGAAGATACAATCTCCTCTGTCATGGAACCCTGCTCCGTAGTACGGACCCATGCTGTAATCCCACTGGTTCTCGATTCAAGATCGACAGCCGAGCCGTATTTTCTGGTCCGCTTTTGATAAGTGGGCAAGAAAGACGACATGGGACCCGATACTTCCTGGATGGGAGCCCAACACCATTGTGCTGAGGGTGTTTTACAATGCCCGAGTGAGCACTGTGCACGGGGTCGCGAAAGCGGCCCC